AATCCCTGGCCTGAGGAGATCCGAAACCATTGATGGTAGCCAGCGATTACAATACAAATTATACAGTCCACATACCACAGAGCATATTTCCCACAACGATACACTTCAATAGAAAACATGACCAGTTTCCACCGCTCAACTTTTAGGGCGAAGAACGCCGCCGAGAAGTTGAGTTCTTACTGGGAGAGCCAGGAACAGAGATCTACAGTAAGGCAGGCTCGACGCAGAAACAGCCACGGGATCGTCGAACTGGCGAAGTTCAAAGTTACTGAGTCCAAGTTCCTGGGCACCAACAAGTCGGGGGAGGATTACGACACCATGATCCAGGCCTCGATGGCACGGTACATGAGAAAAAGGGACCAGAGGCGCAACCTTTTGGCGATCATCATGCCTGCCGGGCACGGGAAGACTACGCTAGCCAAAAAATACGGATTCATCGATGTAGATATGCTTGTCACTCTCGAGGAACACAACAACCTTGTTGAGGAGCGTGAAGCACTGTTGAGCGGTATGGACAGTTGGTCACGCCACAACACGAGATGGTTCGAACGCATTAATAGGACATTAGACCTTTTGGATTTCAGTCGCCCCACCGTCATCTTGGTCCACACGGAAGAGTTAGCTCTGGAGATAGGTGCAGTACCAATTGGGGCACTGAGGTTGGCCCCCGCCGTATTCGCGCATAATATTGCCAATCGCGACATCCAAGGGAGGTTCTTTTCAAAGAGGAGCTACGAGTGTTGGACCACTACGCCCTCATGCCCCAATGTTCTACGGAATCTCGATAATGCCACCTTAGAGTCGAGTCTAATTGAAATTCTGAACGTGTGCTGTGTGCCCGTCGCTTGCCCAAACAAGTTTGGGTGGTACTCGTGGAACGACCATTATGACAGGTCGGTTCCAAAATGGGTGCTAACAGGAGAAGTCGATAATTTTACGCGGGTGGACATAAATTTTCTCAGGAACCTGCACGAGACGGGGAGGGTCCCGAAGGAGTGTGTCGATTATTTCGTCAGGCATGGGTATGTGCCCACGCAATTTGATTATGGCGTGACTATGTTCGAGTGGTCAGAAGAGCTAGCTCATATCCCCCCGGTAACAAACTCCAGAAGGAGGTTCGATTTACTAGGTGATATGATGGTCACCTTTCCGCCCAAAGATGCCAGGGAGATTACGAGGGCCAACGTCACCGTGCGTCATCTAGTCCAGACTTTCGATATATTCAACCACACAGATGCCCTCGAGATTGCGGAGCGGCATGTTGGTGAGCCCCAAACTTTCGTGGCAGGTATCCTGTCAGCCTGGAAAGGCATTGCGCAGTCCACAAGCGTGGCCCACCTAGTTTTTCCGTGGTTCGGGATTAATTTCAACCACTGGTCGAAACGGATGAAGAACATACACGCCTACGTCCGGGCATCAAAATATCTTATGAACACTGAGATAACAGAGGAGGACAGGCAAGCATTAATGTATATGGATTTGCTAGTAGGTCGAGGGACTTATGACATTGATGAACACGCTGAGGTGGCCTTGCGCCATTCTGATACTTACGAGACTAAGCATCTCTCTTACGACCAGGTGCGCAAGTGTTTCACCAACGAGCAATATAAAGTGGACTTTAAGGCAGCAATAGGCGAGGCATATATGCGTGTGAAGACGTCACCTAAGCCGGTTAATGTCGCCACGTTCACGGAGTTCTATAAAAAACGGCGGGCCTGGCTGACTAAAGGTGGGCTGGTTTATAATACAATGCCGAGTGGGATGAAGGAGTTCTCGGCAGGAATTTTTGACAGCGTTAACAACCTAGTGGAAGAGATACGCTCCAGACATAACAAGAAATCTCTCTTTGAGGTGGAGGAGCTTTACTCAATATTAAGGGGTGTGAATGAGAGCAATTTCAACCTTACCAAGACAATGATTAAGTACGAGGTAGGCAAGAAAGACAGGACCTTACTTCCGGGTACATTGGCCCATTTTATAGTCTTTACGTATGTCCTGTTGTTAGCTGAGAAACAGGAGCAGATAGGTAGTGTACGACTGAATGCAATGGGTGACGTCGACATTAGGTATTTCGACAGAAAAATGACATCGGGCACATATCATGTCCTATACGACTGGGCAGACTTTAATGAGCAGCATTCAGCGGATGAAATGGCAGAGGTAATAAGGGGCCTGAGTGAGGCCATGCCACACAACAGCGACTATGGAATATTCGTGGAGGCAATAATCCGAGGCATGTACACCATGGGCCTGCAGGAAAGACAGGACCTTACTTCCGGGTACATTGGCCCATTTTATAGTCTTTACGTATGTCCTGTTGTTAGCTGAGAAACAGG